TGTTAAGAGAAAGTTAGTTAGAAATAATACACCAAGAAAACTTGTAAGAAAAACTACTAAAAGAAAAGCTACTAGAAAATAATATAAAAATTATGGAATACTCAGCTATAGAGAAATACAATAATAATGATCACATAGTGAATTGAAAAGAAAAAGCACCACAAAATGTTTTTTCTGATAATCAATTTATTTATAACCAAAAATTAGTAAGTAAAATGTGTTGTACAGCTACGGCTTGACTTACTGCTTTTACTAATAACTTTTGAATTGAAGCTATTGAAACATTAGCATTAAAAACTATATGGGAAGATTGTAAGACTAATTGATGAGCTACTGAAGAAAAAGGAGGTCGGATATATAAAGCAGTAGATGAAGTAAGAAGATATTATCGTGCATTATGATATGATATAGAAACTAAAAGAGTTGTTAATTTATCTGATGATTTTTTTAAACTTCTTGATTTATGATATGTTATTCATACTTGAATAATTGCATGATGATCTTTTTATAAAGATGCTCAAGATGATTGAGAAATCAATACTATTAAGCATACTGGTAATACATACTGACATTCTATATGTATAATAAAAGAAGATAATAACTACTATATTATAGATAACTATAATTGAGATCATACTCATAATAAAATATTAGTAACAAGAGAATGGTTAAGAGGTGGAGAATTATTCAAACAAGGATATATCTATATTAATTATGGACTGCAAACTTGGAGATTAAAAGAAAAGCTAACATGAATTAGTATTTTTAAAAAAGCTAAAATACTTGCTTGAGTAATTAAAAATTACTGAAAAGATAGTAAAGCTTATAAGAAATTACTTGAAGTATTTAAAAATTAGAGGCTAGACCTCTTTTTTTGTTGATTTAAAGAACTTTATAAGTAAAAAGGTATTAATACTAACTAACTAATTTATGATGATGTTGCATTGTTCTAATTGTTGATGAAAAACTTTTAAAAAACAAGACATATATTTTATATGTGATAATTGTAGAAGAGAAATTACTATAGAGAAGAAATTAGAAAGACTGGAAAACTTGAAATCTATTTAAAAATCATTATACTAACAAGGCACGGCAGATACTTTTATTTTTTTATTATAAAGTTATGTCAATACAATTATTACTACAAACTGATTATATATCAGTAGTTTGAGAGGTTATAGATGCAGAAATTACATCTGCAACTTGCAAAGATAAACAACAATTTATTAGATTATTCTTTACTATACAAGTAAACTGAAAAATCAAAACAACAAACCATTCTTTTTTACTAGAAAAATCAGAATTTAATGAAGCTGGTTTATCACTAAAAAACTGGAATGAATGGTATAATGTCTATCATACATTAAAAGACCTATGATATTCAATGTGAGATGATTCTGATCCAATAGTTAGTGGTTCATGAGTTCTAAATCAATGGATTACAATTTTAACTAAATATTAAAAACTAAACTCTAAGTCGTGCTAGAGTTTTTTTATTGCATTAAATTAATAAACAATTATACTAATTACAGTAATGAGTTCATTAATGTTTGTCGGCTTTATAAAAAGAGCATGCTGTAACTAGCGAGGAACATAAAAAGGCTTAACAGCTTTGAATATTAATGAGGATATTTTTTTTCATATTTAAGAGTCTTTTAATTAAGACTCTTTTTTTAATGCTTTAAATTAACTTACCAATATAAATAAATTATTATCATTAATTAAAAACTATGTCTAAATTTACTTGAAATGAAATATTTGAATTAGCTAAAAATCATTTAATAGGAGAACATGGTAATTTTTTTACTTTTACTATTGATGTTCCAAAACAAGTAATTTTAACTAATTTATCTAAAAAAGAATCATTAATTTTTAATAAATTATGTATAGAATATTTGCATAAAATAAAATAATTAATAATATACTTATACCACACAATGATTTTTGTTGGAAGAACCTTAATTGGTTCTTTTTTGTTGCATTATCTATTGTAGTTATACATATTTGTATAATTATAGATGAAATTAAACTTTTATTTGCAATTATATTTTATATAGATATACTGTATTTACATTAAAAACTTATATGTGCGTATAGGTCTTACTGATTCATACAATATGAGTTTTTAGACACCAATCACGCACATGACTGGTGTTTTTTTAATAAATGAATGTAGTATATAAAAAATGGTATTGCCTTTTTGATGGAAACAGAATCATATGAACCATGAAACAAACTCATAAGCACGGAATCTATACCGCCCGAAGCTAGAGGTATTTATATACTACATCTATTTATTAAAATAGTTAACTTGGGATATATCGGCAACTAGAATGGATATATCATAACTGAGGCTTACTTTAATTAGTAAGGGGGGAATAATTCTAGGATAGTCACTATAAAGAACTCGTCTGGAAAGTAATGTACAAACTTACAGATTTTTATAACTATTGCTCCTCTAAGTGTAAATTAAGAAACTTAACTTATTAGTTAGGGTATTTAAATGAACCTTGTTTTTCAAGTTACTTTAAATTTAATTCTTTATTTAATCTTAGAGGGAATGCATTAATAGTATATAAGAATCTGAACTAAAAGTAATATACTAATTAACTTAACTAATATGAGTACAAAAGATTTAGATAAATATTATAAATCACAAAATAATAATCTTACTAAGAGATATTGAAATAATAAAGTATGTTTTACTAAAATGAAATTATTATAAAAAACAAAGCTAGAGTAAAATCTAGTTTTTTATTTGCAATACATTAAAATAGTCTTATAATGAATACATCTTAACTTATAACTAAATAAAATGACTAATAAAAGAATTAGCCTAGAACAAAAACTTGAAGAATTATTAAAAGTATGACATAATATAAACTTATCATACATAGAAAAACAAGATATGTTTATGGTAATGGCTGATAATGATAAATATGTATTACCAAATACTTGAAAAGATATTAAGACAGCAATAAATAAAACTTATAAATCTGAATTTAATACTAACCAATAAAAAATGAAAAGTTGCTGAAAAGAAGCATATCATGAAAAGAAGTTTGCAAAACATATGATGAGAAAGATGAAAAGAAAATCTTGAAGTAAGAGAACAGTTTACAAATGTGATGATTGTTGATTTTATCATTTAAGTTCATGTGATAATGAATACTTATCAGAATTAAGAAAAAGTAAAATAAATTTAAAAAATAACTGAGAATAATATGTTTACAAAAGAAGAATTGGAATTTATAGATAAGGTAATGAATCAAAGTAATGAATTTACAAAAAGACAAGTAATAAAAGATAAAATTGAAGCAATATTACAATATATAATATATTAGTATTACTAACCCCCTTGAATTATGAAAGAATTAGAACTTATAAAATCAGATAATAAACTATTTGAAGAATTAGAGAGTTTAATAACTCAAGTATCATTAGCTAAGAAATTATATCCAACAGCATTTGCATTGATTGCTAAAAATTCATGAATAGATTTAAGAAGTACTTGGTCTAGTGATAGAAAATTAAAACAAGAAGACTTAAAAATATTTTTTTCAGCTAAAATACAAGTAGATAAAATTAATAATTCCTTAATACAAGAATATGGAAAATAATATAATATTTTATATATTTCTATTAATAATAGAAAACATTTTACTTTATTTATTCTTTTCTTGGTTAAGTAGAAAAATAGATAATAAAAGAAAGTTAGAACAACAAAAATTCTACGAAGAAGTAGAAAAACCATTTATTGATTATATAACTAAGAAATTAACTTAACTAATAACAGAACAAGATGAATAAAAAAGAAAAGTTCCTAGAACTTATAGAACACATAAGCTTAGTAAATATAGATGATTGAGATATAATAACTAAAACAGAATCATTAGAGCATATATATAAATTATCTCATATAATAAATTGCACTTGTGAAAATAAACATGAGGATCGGAATAAAGAATATATAGATTTATATAACAAATTAAAAGATAAGAAGATTATTTAATTACTAATAACTAACCTATATATACTTTTTTAACTGAAATACAAGTATGATCCAAAACATACTGTTGAAATGATATAATAGCCACAAGTTTTGAACAAGCTGAACAAAAGTGTTTTAAACACTATAAGGTAATATGAAGAAAAATATGAGAAGAAGATTTTAATATTAATTAATAGATTATGAAAAGTATAAACAGAATAAATAAATATCCACAAAAAATATCAGATAAAGATATGCAAAAATATTTAGATAGTGGTACTAAATGAGTACATGAAAGTATACTTAGATCATATTCTATATTAGATACTGTTAAAGGTATGCTAAGTAGATGAGATAGTAAAGAAACAATACAATGGATTATTGAAGAAATGGAATCTGATAACACTAAAGAGCTTTAATTAGCTCTTTTATAAAAGAAAGTTAAAGAAAGTGCATAAAAAAGTTGCAATACTAAAATAAATGATTAATATATAAGTGTCCAAGAGATAATAATTACTAACTACTTAATTATGAATACTGTTAAAAAGATAAAAGATTATATAGACTCACTTGAAAAAGATGATTTTATAGAAAGTTTAGAATTACATGTTAATGAAATAGATGATGATTCATTTATATTAATGGACTTAGATTTTGAACAAGAAACATTAACATATGAAGAATTATTTGAAAAGATAGTAGATCATTATTTAGATGAAAGCTTTAATATATAAAATAATAAAATGGTAAAAGAAATAATACTAAAAGACCTAGATATGAAAAGTGCTATAATATATAAAGCATTATCAGATCAACCATTAACACTAGATTTAACGAGAAGAATAAAAAGGATAAGTTATCATGATTTAGATAATTCATGAATAAACAGAACGACTTATATGAGAATAATAAAAGGAATAAACTATCCTAGAGATAGAACACTAAAAGTGTTAGCTAAATTGTTTGGATTAAGTGAAGAAGAAATAAGATTTTTAATTTCTAATAGTAAGACAGATGTCAGATAAAAAAGATAATTATTTCATTGAATTAAATAAAATTGAATGAGAAGTAAGTAAAAAACAAAACCTTTCTTATATATCATGGGCTAATGCTTGGGATATGGTAAAAAAAGAATATCCAAATAGTAATTATACTACTTATGAAAATATAGATTGATTTCCTTTTTGGGAAAGTAAATTTTGAATAGATGTAAAGGTTTGAGTAACTGTAAATGATATTGAACATATAGTGAGATTACCAGTAATGGATTGAGCTAATAAGGCAATGAAAGCTGAAAAATATAGTTATACAACTAAATATTGAGAAAAGGAAGTACAGGCAGCAACTCAATTTGATATAAATAAAGCTATACAAAGAGCTTTTACAAAAGCCTTAGCAATGCATTGAATTTGATTATATGTTTATAGATGAGAGGATTTACCAGAGGAAGAAGAAGTAATTAAACCAGAATTTACAAAAGAAACATTTGAAATTTTAAAAAAGAAGACTAATTATAAAGACCATTTTGAAGCTTATAAGGTTATAGAGGAGAAATATGAACTATGACTAGAGATGAGAAAAGAAATTAAAACTTATTATGAAGCAAAATTAGATAAAGAACCTAAAAAAGATCCAGCATTTTAATTATTAAAAAATAGATTATGACAACAATAACAACTACACCAGCATTAATTGCTGAATTATCAGATATTACATCTAAAAAATTAGACTATAATAATCAAATAACAGCTCTACAAGAAGAGTTAGCACAAAGTGAATTAGTTAGTAGAATAACTAAATGACAAGCAATGATAACTGAATTAAATGCAAGAGAGGTAGAGATTAAGAATAACTGAATAGAGATATTACAAAAAGCATGAATAGATAAGTTTGAAGCAAATTGAGTTGAGGTAAGAATTAAAACAACTGCTTGAAGTTTAATTATAGATGAAGAGTCAAAAATACCTGATGAATATAAAGAAGAAGTAGTAAAAACTACTATAAAGATTGATAAAAAACATATTAAAGAAGATATGAAAAATGATGTAATAGTTGAATGAGTACATATAGAACAAAAGGTTTCGTTAGAAGTAAAATATAATTAATTTATTATGAGAAAAGTTTGAACAATAAAAGATATACTTAATTTTATCCTATGATATTTAAGAGATAGAATAGATGATAACTCAGAGTATATCTTAACTATTAAAAAAAAGAAGAAAACTCGTACTTTACCACAAAATAAGATGTTCCATGTTCTATTTAGTTTAATATCAAAAGAAGAAATTAAACTATGAAATGAAGAAAACGATGAAGAAAAAATAAAACATATTATGAAATGTGCTTTAATATGAGTAAAAGAAGTTTGAGTATGAAAGTTTAAAACAGTTTATCCGAAAAAATGAACTTCAGATTTAACAGATCAAGAATGAATTAAGTTTATAGAAAAGATGATTGAATGGTGTAATACTAGATATGATTTAAAAATAACGTGAGCAGATGATCCAAAGTTATTAGAATATTATGATAAATATTTGCAATAAATAGAAAGTACTATATAATACTTGAGTATTAAGTTATATTTAATAGCTTAATATTTAATTTAAGAAAAGTGAGACCTTTTTAAATTAGATATTAAGTAATGCTTAATTACATAAACTGCACTTAACCTTGGTCTCACTACAAAAGGTTAGGTGCTTTTTATTTATCTAAAAATATATTATGAAGAGAAAAAGTATATCAAAAAGACTTAGGTTTAAAATATTTAATAGAGATGAATTTACCTGTATGTATTGTTGAAGAACACCAGAAAAACATAATATTACTTTAGAAGTAGATCATAAAATATCAGTTAAGCATTGATGATGAAACGAAGAAGAGAATCTTACTACATCCTGTTTTGATTGTAATAGATGAAAAAGATGTGATAGTGTTATAAAATGAGATTTAGAAGAAACTAAAAATGAGCTAGAAGAAATTAAAGAGAGATTAGAACAAATAAAATATATATCTAAACTAAAGGATAAGATTAGAAAAAAAACAAAAGAATTAGATGATAATAAATTTAATTTTATTAATAATACAATGTGATGATATACAGATGAATTTATACATAAAGTTAAGACTCGTATAAAAAATCAATCTAATAAACATAATTATCCTTTGGAGTTATTACAAGAATGCTTAGAAATTACAGAAGATAAGTTTAGATTTCAAGAAAGTTTTTATCAGGATGATTATATTAAATATTTCCATTGAGTTTTAAGATCCAAAATAGAAAATAAAATTACTTCTTAATAAATATATTATGGCTAAAAAAAGATATATATCAGATTCAATATGGACTGATATATGGTTTGAAGATTTAAAACCTAATGAAAAGTTGTTATTCTTATATATATTAACTAATCCTCTAATTTCTATATGTTGAATATATGAAATATCTATAAAGAGAATAAGTTATGATACATGAATAAATAAATTAGACATAATAAATATGTTTACTAAGTTTGAAGAAGATAAAAAGATATATTTTAAAGATTGAATAGTTGTTATTATTAATTTTGTTAAGAATCAGAATATAACAAGTGAAAATGATAAGTTATGGAAGTGAATAGAAAGAGAAGTTAAAGAAAATGGCTCTAATAAGCTAAATAATATACTACCATATAAGGACCTAATAAGTACCTTACAAGGTGCATATAAGGACCTTGATATACCTTACTTAACTTTACTTAACTTAACTTTACCTAACTCTACTCTACTAGAGGAAGAAGTTAAAACTTCTCCCGATACTGATATAACAGATTTAGTTATAAATAATATAGATAAAAATACTTTTGAATATATAATATGTAGTAAATTTTTAGATTATCATTTAGAAGATAATACTCCAAGTATAATATCTTTAGTTAAAGATAAATGAAGAGATACTCTTATAAGTAAATGGTGTGATGTAATTAGAAAATTAAAAGAACTAGATGATTTTTCTGAAAAACAAATATCTTTTATTATTGATTATACATTAAATGATGACTTTTGGAAATATCAAATACTAAGTATTGAAAAGTTCCGTAAGAAAAAAGATTGAGTTACCTATTTTGTGAAAATGATAGATAATGCAAAATCTAAAGCAAAGAATAATATTACTATAACTAAAGAAACATGAACTCTATAAATTGAACAGTACTTGTAATGAATGATTGAGAAGAAATATTTGTTGAACATACTAAGGAAGAAATAAATACAGCTATAGATCAAGCAATAGCAGTCAAGAGAAACTATATAACAATTACACATCTTGATAGAGATATATATTTTAACTATATTAAGGATAAGAAGAATAAAGTTAGGTATTTAGCAATAGAAGCTCCACAAAAAGAATATAAAGAACCAACTCAGCAAGAAAGAGAAGATTTTGAAAAATTTCAAAAAGATTTTAAAATAAGAACATATGAAACTAGAAAGAAAAACTTTAGAATTAAAAGAGATAAAATATTGCACGATTTACAAAAAGAAGAAAAAGAGTTTTGACTAGAATCTGTACTAAATAAATTAACAGATTTAGATAAAAGAAGATTACAAGAACAAAAAGAAAGTTTAGATATTAATAAGTAATTATGAAAGAAAAAGATATAGAAAAAGCTATAGTTAAATATTTACAAACTACTGGATGAATAGTTGAAAGTATGCAATGAGGTTCAGTTATGATTAAGAAAGGATGATATAATCATCGTATGACTTTAAATTCAAAAGGTTGCCCAGATATATTATATTATAAAGACAATCAATTGTATGGTATTGAAGTTAAGAAAAATGAAAAAGCAGTATATGATTGGTATAACTTACTAGATAGGTATAATGGAGAATGAAAGAGTTTAGATTGATTAAAAAGTTATGATCGTGAAATATGACAATTTATATATAAAGGATTACTTGAAAAGAATTGATGAAAGCATATTACTACTTGTGATATAGATGAAGTAAAACAATTAATAAAACACCATGAATAAAATAAGATGAAAAGAATACAATAGAATATATATGGAATTTAAAAGATGTAATAAAGATAGTTCTCATTTTAGAGATATAAATAATTGAAAAATAAAATGAAGAGATATCGATGAAGATAAATTGTTTACTTGATATGATAAATTTTATGCAAATAATTGGGATAATCCTAATGTTTCAATAAAAAGACAAATTAGACTTAAAGAAGAATATAAAATATATAAAGAAAAATATAAATGAAGAATAATACAATATAATTTTTTTTGTGAAAAAAGAAGGAATATGACACTTGAAAATATACTAGAAGATTTTCCAATTATATGATGAGTTAAAAAACTAACAGAAGAACAGATTATTGAAGCTAATAAAAAACATAAAGAATGATATACTTGGTTAGAAGTATGTAATATGTATAATGTTTCATATAGTTATTTTAATACAAATAAAATATAAATTATGCCTGAAGAAATAAACGTATCAAATAAAATAGATGAAAAACTAGAAGCTAAGAATAAAGAAATAGTAGAAAAAATTAGTGCTGAGTGGAGAAAAAAATATGGAATATATAATAATCATGAAAAATTATCTTTTTTAGGTAATAATCCAGTTAAGGTACAAGATAAAGGAATAGAATATAAAAAAGAATGGAATGAATTAAGAAGAAATCACGGATTAGAGATGGGATATTTTGCTTACCGGTCAAGAAGAGTTAGGCATTGAAAGAGTTATGAAGATTTTACTTCCTAAAAAACAAAGATGATTAAAAATGTAACAAAATTCTTTTACTGTAAAACATTAAATTTAATGCTAGAAAACGAAAGTAAAGGAATAAAAAAGAATATTAAGTATTACGATAAGTTTAATAATAAAATAAAGACAAGATGAGTAAATTAGTTTGTAAGATATGTAAGTGACCAAGAAAGCATAATAACCCTTTGATTTCAAAATGTAAGGATTGTATATATAAAGAATCTGAAAATAATCCTAAACAAACAAGGATCAAACCTATATCAGATAAAAGAAAAAAAAGACTGAGCTGATATTCAGAGAAAGATTTATATAGAGATATTCTAATTGAAAGACAAATAGATTGATTACTTACTTGTGAGTACTGTAATAAAGATTTTAGGATAGAAGATGCTATACCTGCAACTTTTGCACATATATTAGCAAAATCAATGTATCCTCAATTAAGGTTATTTAAAAATAATATAGCTATAGTATGTCCTGATATTAATACAGATTCATGTCACACAAAGATAGATTGGCTAGTTACTTGAAATAAAAAAGAGATAGAAGTTACTATAATGAACTGATGAAATATAGATTTTAATAAATATAAGAAATTTAAAAACAATTAAGAGATGATAACAAAGCCATCTCTTTTTATTTAAATACTTTCTTTACAAAAAACTATACAAAAAACTTGCAATTAACTAATAAATAGATATACTACTTGTAGTTAAAGAAACAACAACCTAAAAGGTACTTGATAACAGATAACTAAAAACTTTTATTACTAAATAATATAACATGGAACTTAAAGCGAACATTAAAGGTAAGATAGTAGATTTTAAAAGTGAACAAGAATTTTTTGATTACATAGATAGTCAACAAGATCTAAGTTTAATGAACTGTTATCTTATCGGTTAATTATGAATGAATTTGATGAAGCATACTTAGCTGTATTAATATGATTTACAATAGGTTTAATAATTATTTACATAACTACAATATAATGACTTTACAAGAACAATTAGATGATGTGGCTGACACTGCTACACTTGAAGAATTACAAATATTGCAAGATTGAATTGATATACTTAATTTTATAAATGATTAATCATGATAGAAATAAAAGATGAAGAATTAATACAGTTTTATAAGGATAATCTAAAGTTAAAGAATAAAGACTTATACATAAAATATTTACTTACATTATGTAATACTGAAATAGAGAAACAAATAATTAAAGATATACTTTGAAAAGCTATGCAAAACAATAGTTTAATTAGAATTAAAAATGATTTAATTAATCAATGAATATTAGAAGACCTTAACCCAGAAAGAAGAAACAAACAAAAAGAAGAAGTATCAAATCAATACTCGTCAATAAACAACCTATTAAGTAGGTTTACTAAATACTTCAATAATTAAAAACAATGACAACATTAAAGAAAGACACTAAGGATAAAATTAGACAAGAATTAAGAAGAGAATTATTAATAGATACTATTGATGATTTAATAGAAACAGATCAAAAATATTACAGTCAAAGAAAAATTGCTTCTATATTATGAATAAGTGAAACATCTTATGGTAGATATTTAAAGAATTGATGGATTATCAAACCAATAACTGTAGAAAAGTATCTAAAAAGGCTTAACACTAAATAAAAACAAATGAGAAAAGAAATAATAGTTAATATAAAAGATAATCTAAGAAGATTAGATTACTATAATATACTAGAGAATGATAAAAAAGCAGTGAATGCGTGGAATATTTTATCTCCATGACAAGTAAGTAAGAAAAGAAAAAACAAAGCCTTAAAACGCAAAATAACTTGATATACAAAATCTTTTGCAAAGAAAGCTAGTATAGTATGTTTAATTGTTTCATTAATATTTATTTGATGGGCTAAAATATATGCTTATTCAGATTCAGTAAGAGTTAATAATTCTGAAAAACTTATAACTGTTTATCCTGAACAAGTAAAAGAAATGGTTAAAAGATGATATAGTAAAACTAAAATATTAGATTTACTAGCATTAAAAACAATGGAGTGTAACAGATATGATTGAATGTGTTATTGAATTAAAAATAGAGATTTATGACCTTTTCAAATTAATATGATACATAAAGAAGCTTATAAGCACTCTTTATTGTTAATGAAACAAAACAAAAGAGCTGAATTATTTTTATATCAATTAGATTTTGCTTCAGATATGTATGATAGATTTAATGCTAATTTCTGTTGATATCATATATTTAAACAAATAAATAAAAAATATAGTAATAGAAAACATTTTAGATGTATAGCTTATAGTTATAATTGATCTCCTAGATATAAATATGCTTATGATAATATAGGTTGGTTAAAAAGAGCTAAAGTTAAGATGTATGTAAATAGTTTATTTTATAATAAAGGATAATGAATATATTTAAAACACCTATTAAATGATTAATAGAGCAACTGAAGCCTAAAGACCATATTGCTGATGTCGGTAAAATGGTAGAGAGTGAAGAATTAGGGATTTGAGCAATTTCAGAACATAACTTAGTGATTAAAGAACTTGTGAAGAATAAAACTGATTCAATTTTGAATCCACCTTTTAATTTAATGAATAAATAATTATGAGAACTTGCAATAAAAGTGATACAATAAGAAATATTAAATTTGAAATAGAAAAAGAAATTAAAACTTTACATTGAATGATAGCACAACAAGATATTGAACTTGCTGAACAAGAAAGGAAAGTTAAAGAATTAGAAAAAGATTTAGAGTATGAACTTGATAATTAAAAAATAACAATGACTAAAAAGGAAAGACTAAAACATATAGAAGACCTCTACACTTCTTGAAAGATAAGTGAGGGAGAATATAAAAGCTTATTACTTACTAATAAAATAGATATGAACAAGCAAGGAATGATAGACGCTATATACGAAAAAATAGCTAATAAAGAGTTGAATCATCTTAGAATTACCGAATTAGAAACAATGATAACTTTAGATGAAGAATTTAATTTCTATACAAATGAATTAAGGCATACATTAAAAATTTTATTAGCGAAAGAAAAAGAATTTAAAACAATTAATAAGCCAGTAATGATATGAGATGTGTTAGATTATGAATTAAAGGAGTGAGAATGAGATTATGAAGATACAACAGAAATATGTGAAATATGGGAACATAAAAGAAAACCAATAGAAGAACAAAGTGAAGAGACAATTAAATATGTTTACAATTTAACTAAATAACAATGAAATCAGTAATAGAAAGTATAAATAATATTAAAGACACAAAAACTTTAAATGAATTACAAGTAATTGAGGATACATTATTTGAACAGATAAGAATAGTTGACCTACCTGAGAAATCAAGAGAAGAACTTTATGAGGTGGTGGAAAGTTTAGTAGAATGTACTAAAAATCATATGAGTAACCTTTTAAACAATGACTAAAAACAAATGTAAGCATTATTATGAAAAAACAGGAGAATATATGGATTGAAGTTATCATTATAATAAATTCCAATGTAAATTTTGCTGAAATAGGATTGAAGAATTAACAGGGATTTGATATTAATACTTATTAATAAAATAAAAAATGACTCAAAATACTAAAGTCTTCATTGAAGAAGCTAGAGAACATAACAATATACCTCCAATAAGACAATTGCTAAGAAGCTACGATTCTCAAATAGAAAAGAAAGCCCCGACTAACAAAATTATCAAAAAACTTAGACACGAAATGGGAATGGTAAAGAATAGAGTTGAGGATATTTTAAATGATAAAATTAAATAGATTATGCAAATAAAAAGTGAGAATTTTCATATGACATTATGAAATTGAGATTGATTATGCTTATGACAAGTTTCTGAAAACTATGATTGATGACAAAATTTTTGATGATTCTTATGTTGAGAAGAATTTTTAATAGAGATTGCAAACTTTGCTATAAATTTAGCAGAGAAGAATTTAAAGTATTCTAATGAAATGATAAAAGCAGTAAGTATTGCTGAAAATCATTATAGATTAAAACTTAAACAAAAATTTAAAATAAAAAAGACTAAAAAATGAATGACTGAAATTAATATAATTAACTAATATAAAGATGAAAGAAATAAAAACTGTTTCAAAAGAAAGTCTTAATAAGTTCTTCTTTTGAACTTGTATATGGAAAGAAGAACATAAGACAGTAAAAGAAGAACAACCTAATTGGAGTTTTTGCCCTTTATGTTGAGATAGATTACCATCTACAATTATGATGTATAATAAAAATACTAAATAATATATAACAATGCTAGAAAACATTCTAAAACAATATCCATTTTCAGAAAGCATAGAATACTGAAACATTGTAGAACTATCTCTAAGGCTAGAAAAAGAAAAAGGTCGCTTAAAGATAGTTGGAACAAAAGAACAAGTAAAAGAGTCGGTGGAAAAACTAGTAACTAGATTTGATAAAAACTTGTAATTAGTTAATAAATTCATATAATATATAGTATATTAAGTAGGATTAATACTAGCTAATAATAAGATTTCCTACTTTCTTATATTAGCTTGTTTTAGTATTAACTCTAATATTATGGATCATTTTCAAATAACAGTATTAATAGTAACAATAGCTTTAATAAGTTGACTGTGATTATTAGCTTATATTTTATATAAAGATTAACAGACTAAACCATGAATCAAATAACGTTTGTACAATATCAAAATGGCGCTAAGGTAGTAATGTATACTGATTTACAAAATATAACATCTGATATTAAAACAGCAGTTCATAGAATTGTAGGTAATAATGAACTAAAAAAGATTCAAGACATGAGTTTAACAAAGGTTAAATGAGTTGTTGATAGATGATTAACTGGTAGTACTTTATTTGATATAGAGGATGAGTAAAACAAAAAGAAGAATACTAAGTAACTTAGCTTGGTTGGAAATTATTACATGTATCTGAATATTATTGAATTTCATATTTAATGTATTAACTCATTTCTGATATGTATAAAATATGTTTAATAAAAAATAATTAAACATATATGCGAGATCAGGATAAACTAACAATATTAAGTTTCTTTAACAGCTTAATTACTACTCACATTGAATTGTGGGTGTGATATATAACAATTGGTTGCAAACAAGAATTATGTTCCAATCGGTAAAGCACACTAAAGCATAATGCAGGTTCGAGTCCTGCCATAATTCAGTTATATATTACACTTACTATTTAATTATAGTATACAATATTTACTAACTTATAACAATGTGAATTGATTCATAAAATTCTGGTCTTGAATTTGGACTAGTGAGTAAATAAAATACAGTTTAATAGACTGTATGTAGTATCTAACAATAAGATTAGCAAAGCGTCAGTTACATATTACATTTAGTTTATTAATAACAACAACTGATGAATCAATATTTAGAAAACCTAAAAAAAGAAAAGGATAAGTTAAAAATCCAAAAAGAAGAGGCTATAGTATTGGTTGGACATTATAACGATAAGTTACTTAAAATAGTTAACCCTGCTACTTTTTCCGCTACATTTAAAAGAAAGGAAGAACAAGAAGAAAGGATAATGGAATTAACAAAGGATATAGCAAAGATTGCAGGGAGTATTATAGAATTTAATGAATAGATTATGAGAGAGATAAAATTTAGAGCTTGGGATAAAAAAATAAATGTTATGTTTAAAAACTGAGAGTTTATAGGTGATTTTTTTACTAATACAAATTTCCAAAAAACTAATAATATTTTATTGCAATACACAGGACTTAAAGATAGGAACTGAGTAGAGATATATGAGGGGGATGTAGTTGAATTATATCAAAAAGCACACGGATATATTAAAACAAAGATAGTTTTTAAGAATTGATGATTTGAATTGAGAGCATTAGATAGTAATAGAATATGGATGTTTTGGGATATTATAACACAAAATGAAATAAGTATGGAAATAATAGGTAACATATACTCTAATCCTGAATTAATTAATAACCAATAACACTATGATATGCTATAATTGAAGATGTGTACTAGAAGAGTCAGATAAAATTAAATTTAAAAAAAATATCAGAGAATCTTTTGAAAAACGAATAAATAAATTATTTAAAGATAAACAACTTATTAAATAACCAATAACACTATGTATATAAACGATGAATGATATTTGTGTATAGATATTAATTTAAATAAGATTGAACCAGATGAAAATTGATTTATACCATCTATATATATAGTACCTGAACGGGTAACTAAGAAATACAAAGTAAATACTGAAACAGGTTTATTTGAAGAGGTTGAAGAATAATTAGTTTTACATAATACATTTTTTAAATAAAGTGTATTATAATAAGTTAATCATTAATAATAAAATTATGAAGTTTAATAATTACTATAACTGAGTTAAAAGATGACATAAAGTATTATGAATAAAAACTCCTAATATTACAATACTATTTATGAGGTGGTTTATATTCAATGATATTAACAGATGGATAAAATGTAAGAAGTTAATATGGTTAGCTACATTTAAATTCCACTCTTCTTTATATGAGGAGAATATAGATTTACATGAGGAGAATAAAAAATTACATGAGGATAATATGAAATTAATTACTAATAAATAAAATTATGGCTGATAAAATATATACAGAAGAATATGTGTTAGAACAGGTAGAAATATTATTAAAAGAATTACATGATAACCCTGATTATATTTATATAGGAGAGTTATTTGAAGATAAAGATTATACTAGAAAGAGATATAATGAATGGCTTACAATACCAAGAGAAGATCGTGTATCAAGGTATTGAGATAATGAGGAAATAGCTAGTATGTCGTCCACAATAAAAGAAATACTTGAAACTAGGGCGGTTAAATGACTATTAAAGAACGAATTAAACCCTACTTGAACTATCTTTCATTTAAAGAATAATTACAAATGGGTTGATAAACAAGTTACTGAAAATACTAATACAAACCTTGGTTATGAAGTAGATGACTCAGATGAGTTTAAGAATATTTTAAAATCTAATTGATTAATATAATGAATTTACCAGACAATATGAAAGCTACCATTACTATAATATGGAAAGAGCAAGACAAAGCAGTTAAATTATGAGAAGAATTAATTGAAATGGGATTTAAGTTTAAATGAAAAGGTAAATACCTTAAAGATAAGCTTACTTTTAACGTAGCTTATAATAGCGATATTAAAGAGGATTACCAAAGAGAAGTAAAGTTTGATGAGATTAAACCTGATAAACCAAAGAGGAAGAAAAGAATTAAACCAGCTCAAAAGAAATAAAAGCTAAAAAATAAGATGGCTTAAAATAAAGGCTTAGCTTGGTTAGTTCACAAGTAGCTATTAACTATTTAATATGACTAAAGAAAAAGATATATTTGAATTATTAAAAGACTCAAAAGCAAGATATGGTTTGTGTAAGAACTCACTGTATCTTTTTGGGATTTATTACTTCAGACATTATTTCACTCATATTAGCCCCGAGTTTCATAAAGAGAGATGTTTATTTAGTCAAAGTTTAGGGGAGTATTGAAAACCTAGATATATGACAGATTGTGAATTTAGATGATCTGCTAAAACTTCATGGGCTAAGATAGATTTTATCAGAAGGATATGTTATGCAGACAGAAAGATGATGTTGTATTGATCTTTAGATAAGAAGATTGCAGAGAATGCTTTATTAGATATATCTATTGAATTACAAACTAACCCCTTAATTATAAGGGACTTCTGACAATTATTCTTTGATAATGATAGTAAAGAAAAGAAAAGTAAAAAGACTTGAGTTGCTGATTTTCTTACAAGTAACTGAGTAAGAGTCCAAGCAATAACAACATGACAACCTATTAGAGGAATGATATATAATGCTGTAAGACCTGATTACTTAGTTTATGATGACTTTGAGAATAATAAGACGAAGAAGTCTACAGCTTTAACAAGACAAGTTATAGAACATTTTGACGAGATGTTTCCAGCAATAGCTCCTCATGGTATAGTATACTTTTTATGCAATAAGATTAGTGATACCTGAAGTGTTGCTTGGTTATATGATAAATTAGAAAACAATCCTGAATGAGTTATATATGAGAAAGCAGTAATTGAAAATGATGAGGTAACATGGAAAGATAAATATGTTAAAACAGATAGAGAGGCAAATAAACTTAATGAAGTAAGAACTAAAGAGAAAAGAGTTACAAGTCTTGAATCATTGAAAAGAACATTGAACAAAGATGGTAGAAAGATATTTGAACAAGAGATGTTAAATTTACCAGTTGTTGATTGAGAAAGATTCTTTGATGTTGAGATGATAGATCAAGCTATTGAGATTGCAAAAACTTATGAATTTGAAAAAGATTGAAACTGGAAAGTATGGCAAGAATATAATTGATTAGATGATTATAAAATAGCTGCCGATGTTTCAGAATGATACTGATTAGATAGTTCAGTTATACAAGTTATTAATATTAGTACATGAGAACAAGTTGCAGAGTTTGAGAGTAATCAAATACCTACATGATTGTTAGCTAGTGAATTAATTGCAGCAAGTGAAAATTATTGAGATTGTACAGTAACACCTGAGAGAAACAGTATTTGAAATGCAGTTATAACATCTATGCAAGAGAAAGGGTATTGAAACTTATTAACTACTCAAAAGGTAATTAATAAAAAAGGTTGATGAAAAGAAAATAGATATTGATGGTATACAAATTCTACTAGTAAACCTAAGATGTTATTTGATTTACAGAGAGATTTTAATGACTGATCTTTAATTATAAAATCTTTACCATTACTTAGAGAGATGAGGGCGTTTGCTAATTGAGATTTAAAAGCAGCAAGTTTTGATGAAGAGGTAAGTAATCACTTCGATAGAGTTATGGCAATGGCTATAGCAAACCAAACAAAACTACTACAATGACAATTTGCAATTAAAGAAAAAAAACATAATATATGAAGTAGTGAACCTGCAGCTTCTTGAATGGAAGTAAAGTTTAGCTGATGAAAATTTAGAGCAAAATTTAAACATTAATAAATAATTATGACTATAAATAATAGAGGTACAATAGAAGCTAATCAAAGAAGTAATTTTAGTAAATGAGTTGAACTTGATGAATTAAAGTTAGATATGTCTGATGATAATTTAAAGAACTTAATTAAAAAATGGATAAGTATATGAGGACAATCAGAAAGTATACTTGAAACTAACTGAAGAATTAATAAAGACTATTATCTTTGAGTAGATAAAAGAACTACAGAAATAATGGATAATAAAAGTAAAACTATTGATAATAGGATTTTTACTAACATTGAAACTATTGTACCTTTAGTTACTTCAACACCTGCTAAACCTATTGTATTTATACCATCAGCACAAGGGGAAAATAAAGCTAAAAAAGAAAAAATAAGAGAACAAGCTATTAAGACTCAAAAGATATTATTAGCTATATATGACGATCAAGGATTACAACAAAAGTATGAGAAAATGGTTAGACAACATCAAATATATAGAATAGGTATGGTTAAATATTGAATAGCTGATGATACAGTATTTACTAATATAGTATTACCAACTAGATTAATATTAGATAGTGAAGCTGTAAATATGGCTGATTCAGAATTTATTTGAGAAAAAATTGTTGTTACTGCATCTAACTTAATTAAAAAATATCCTGACAGTGAAACTGAAATAAAAAATGAAGTACAAGGAAAAACATGAACTAAACTTACTTATATTGAATGGTGGACAGATGAATTTATGGTAGTTTCTATTAATTCAAGAGTTATATTAGATAAAAAGAAAAATCCTTTATTTGATTATGCAGATACTGAAACAGTAACCTATGATGAATTTGGTAAAGAGATTAAATGAAATCCTACAGCTAATAATTTTTTTATAAGACCTAAAAAACCTTACATACCTTTCAATGTTTATAATCTATGAGAAAATATTATTGATGACACAACTCCTTTAGAGTTAAGTAAATCATTACAAGATAATATAAATGATAGGAAAAGACAAATAGCGGATAATTGTGATGTTGCATGAAATCCTATTAGAACTTATAAAGGATTATCTTCAGATCAAACTGCTTTAGCAGATGATAGTTTATGAGCTTGAGATTGAGTTACTTTAACAGATGAACAAGATATAGGATATGTACAAGCTGCTCCATTACCAGCTTTCGTAAGTAATGATTTACAAGATAGTAGAAACTCAATAGATAATATATTTGGTATTCATTCAACTACTAGATGAGAAAGAGCAACAGGTGGGTCATGAGAATCTTGAAGAGCTAGAGAAGCTTTAAGAGAATGAGATGAAGATAGACAAGCAACTACATGAAGAGCTATTGAACAAGTATCAGAAGAATTATATAATGCTTTCGCTCATTTAGTTAAAGTATTTTACGATAAACCTCAATTAGTTCCTATTATGTGAAAAGGGAATGCAGAAGATTATGTTGAACTAAGAAGAGAAGACATTGCTGAATGAATGCAAATAAAAGTTAAACCATGATCTACTATACCTGAAGATAAGAATGCTTTAAAAGCTCAATGATTAGAATTATTAAATTTATGAATGGTTACTAAAAGAAGAGGGTTTGAGATGTTAGGTATGGATGATGCTGAAGAAGCCGCTAAAGAACTAGAACTTGAACAAGTTAAAGCACAAAAAGAACAACAAAAAGTATTACAAGAAGAACAAGCTTGAATAGCTAATCAAGATTTAGTTAAATGATTAGAGGAACAAATTAGCTGACTAACTTAATTTGACAAAGAAAATTTAAACAATATATTAATTATAGACCAATCGTAAATATGTCTCAAAACCATTTTATCGTATAATAATAAAATATGACAGATATAAACGCACAAGCAGATAGTTTTTTTTCTAAATTTGATAATGAAGAAGAAAATCTAGTAAGCTTTTCAGACTCGTTACCTGAAGAAACTAAGGAGGTTAAAACTGAAGAACCTAAGGAAATAATTACTCCAAAGGACGCTAAAGAAGAAACTCCTAAAGACGCTGAAACAGACCCTAAAGAACTCGAGTTAGATAAAGATACTCCTTTTCATAAACATCCTAGATGGCAAGAAAAGCTTAAAGAGAATAAAGATTTAAAAAGTAAGAATGTAGAATCTGAGAAGAAAATGCAAAAACTTATGGATAGATTAGATGCTCTTGAAAGTAAGCCTATTACAGATGAAGAGCTTGAATGAATGACTCCTAAAGAAATACAGGATTATACAAAAGAGCAATATGAAAAAGAATTATCTAAAAAAGAAACTCAAGATAAATTAGCAGATGAAGAAGCTGATAGAATGATTAATGAAGCTCTTGAAGCTATTAAGGACACTTGATTTGATTTAACACAAGATATTGAGAATGAGATCTTTAAAATAGCTGACGATTATACAGAGTGAAGTATTGATAAAGCATTTGAGTTATACCAAAAATTTAACACTACAAAAGAACAAGGTAAAGTAGAAGAAGCCAAAGAAGTTGCAAAAAAGAAAGCAGCTCAATCAAACAGAAGTAATAGAGGCTCTTCTTCAAAAGTATCTTGATTTGTAAGATGAACTGAATGGGGTAACTTAAATATGAAATAACTTTATATTTATAATTTAAGAAATTATGGCTTTCTGAACAGATTTACAAAATAACATGAGAGATCAAATTGCTCCAAAAATTGTTGATACAGTTTTAGGTTGAAATTTAATCCTACAAGTTATGTTAGGGACAAGAAAAAGTGCATTTACATCAAATGTAAAAAGATATGTAGTTAAAACTACTACTGCAGGTAACTGAGGTTCTTTCTCAGGACTAGATAGATTTAATACTAATGTTGTTAATACAACTCAAAAATTAGAATTTTCTCCTAGAACTTATGAACAACCAATCGTTTTACCTGGTGATGAATTATCATTATCACAAACTAAAGAATCTGTAAGAGATTTACAAGTTCAAAAATGAGAAGAAGCTTCACAAGAAATGGCTGATGGAATAGGTACTCTTTTATATTGAGATGGTACAGGTAATTCTAACAAAGATTTTCTTGGTTTAGTTGCTGGTTGTGATGATGGTACTAATGTTGCTACTTACGGTGGTTTATCAAGAGCTACTTACACAACTATTAAAGGTAATTACGATACTACTACTACAACTATTTCTTTCACTGCAATTGACGCAATGTTAAGAAGTTGTAACTCAGGTAACGAAAAAGTAGATTTAATTCTTACTACTGAAGCAATTTTTGATTTTATCGCTGCATTATTTACAGCTACTAACAATCAAAGAAACGCAAACGATTCTACTAATAGTTTAATGAAAACTGCTATCGGTGGTATTGCTTGAGAAGCTGGTTTTACTTCTTTATATTATAAAGGTGTACCAATCGTAGCTGATGAAAAATGTACTGTTGAACATATATTTTTCTTAAATACAAAAACTTGGGAATTTGGTACAGTTGATAACATGTTTGGAACTACTCCAGTAATGTTAAAATCTGCTGAAATTGAAGGACAATATGATGTTAATACTGAAAAATCTTATGGATTCAATGTATCATCAACATTAATGCCTACTGACCAATATGGTTTCATATCTCACTTATTCTTAATGGGTAACTTGATGTGTAAAAATCCTAGACGTAATTGATATATGGATGATATTACAGCATAATACCATTACTGCGTAAGAATAATTTGACAACATAGCCTAGATTAATATAATGAAAGTACTTACTTGGTAATTACATTAATTATGACACACTCTAGGCAAATTGTTCAAATAGAAAAATGAGATATATATTGAAGATGGAAAATATTGTCAGAAGTTCCAAAAACTAAAAGAACATTAATTAAGAATAGGCAATTCAAATGTAAATGCGAATGTTGAACATTAAGAGATGTTAGTTTAAAAATTTTAAGAAGCTGAGAGTCTAAGTCTTGTGGTTGCTTAAAAAAAGAACTTATATGAGATAGAAGTAAAACAAATTGCATGTCTAGTTCTAAAATATATAAAGTATATTTCTGAATTAAAGATAGATGTAATAATGAAAATAATAAATCTTACCATAATTATGGTAAGAGATGAATTAAATTATTATGGAATACGTTTGAAGACTTCTATAAAGATATGTGACCAACTTACAAACAATGACTTACAATAGATAGAGAAGATAATGACTGACACTATTGTAAAGATAACTGTAGATGGACAGATAGATTAACTCAAGCTAATAATACTAGACATAATCACAATATAACTCATAATTGAGAAACTAATTCTATCGCCGAATGGGCTAGAATCCTAAATAAGAATGTATCTACTCTTAGAGTGAGAATACATAGATGAAAATCTATCTTTAATTAATAACTTATAAACATTATGTTATATAAATGAACTGCTGATAAAGTATGAGATATTAAACTTGTACAAGCTGTAATAGCTATATCAGGAACAACTGTTACAACTGCTGCTGATGCTGAAGTTGTTGGTGGTAAAATTGTTGGAGTATATCCTTCAGCTTGAGCTGCTGATGCAATTGTTGAAATCGCTACTATAGCTTCTGATGGTAAGGTTACTGTTACTTTAGCATCTGCATCTACTGCAGAAGCTACTTACTCAGTTTCTGTACTTAGAGCAACTGGTAATGATGCTTAATATATAGAGAGCTTAGGCTCTCTTTATGGACTATACGTCCTCCATAACTATTTTTTAAAATAAATACATGACAGAAAAAGAACTAAATGCTGCTAGAAACAAAGCACAAAAGATCACAAATATATTATCAAAAGAGTTTGATTTTAAATGGGATTGATTAGATTATTCTATTGAAAAATGAGCTACAGAAACATTCCCTTTCTATCTAGCTGAACATGGAGCTTTTCATATGGCGAGAAAACATTGTTATGAAAAATGAATAGATTTTAATAAGGATTGAGGAAAAGTTGTAGATGAAATAATGGGTAAAACTTTTATTGAATATAATAAACTTACAAAAAAAGAAGCTACTGAGTTAGCTGGAAAAAGAAAAGTAAGTATAGAAAATGATAAATGAGATATCAGAACACTAAAAGAATTAATAGCTGAATTAAAAGCTACGCATTAAAAAATTGTAATATATTTTAAAACCGTATAATAAGAGTAATATTAATTTACTCTTATTTTTTTATGAAGAAATTTAAAGAACTTAATTTTACTTATAATAGATTAGTTAATGAGGTAGATATGCTTACATCTAAATCTATTGAATTAAATAGTGAATATAACACTATTAATACAAAGGTAAAAGAAACCAAAGAAGAGTACGAAAACATAAAACAAGAAATAAAAGAATATATCTTTACTAATAAGTCTGATGTTATTAATTTTAATAAGAATTATAAAGATAATTTAGATAAAAAAGATAAAAAACTAATAGATTTAGAAAATAAACTAAAAGACAAAGATAATAACCTAAAAGCATTAGATTTAAAGCTAGAAAAGAAGTTATTATGATTAACTACCACAGAAGAGAAATTAAACACCTTAGATAAACAATTAATAGCTAAATGAAAAGGTTTGGCTAAAAAAGTAAAAGCTTTTAAAAATGAAAGAGATATTTTAATCGATAAACAGTCTGCATGGGTTAATTGTAGAAAAGAAAGAAAAGAGGAAATAAAAGAACTAGATGAATATATTATATGAATAAGAGAAGAAGAAAAAGAGTCTAAGGAAAAATATGATTTAAGAATACAAGAAATTAATCAACAAAAAAATATGTTGGAGGAATGGGAAAGAAGATTAGAGAATAAAGAAGAGAAAATAACTTCTGAAATGAGAGTATTATTATCTGCTAAAAAATATAACAATGTCTAAGCAATTATTATCCATAGATGATTTCTGAAAAGCTATTATCAATGATGAAACAAAACAAATAACAGACTGATTTGTAGATATGTCTTGAATAGATATATGGACTGAACCATGAGTAGCACAAATTAACTTTAGATTAGAACAAGATACATCTACTTCATTAAGTGAAGATGTATTGTCTTTTGTTACATTTGATTGAACAGTTTTAGGTTGAGTAACTTGAAAGGAGATTTGGAAAAATACTGGTACTTCATGGACTTTACTACATACAAATTGAAATATTTGAGATAATCAAGACCTTGCTACATATCAAGATTATTTACTTTATGCTTCAAGAACTACTTTAGGTAGAAGTACAAATACTACAATAGCTGGTTGATTTACTGATACTCCTACATGGTGAAGTGGTACTACCTTTTTAAATTGATGAAGTGATGATTTGCATTTCTTTAAAGAATTTAATAATAGGTTATATATATCTGATTGATATGCTTTAGCTGAATTAGACTGAGCTTCTGATCCAACAAATCCTTGAAATTGGATTTTTACTAATAATAAATTTTTATTACCAGTAAATGAACAAATAAGAAGTTTAGAAGTTATTTGATGACAATTAGCAATATGAACTAAAGCTTGAAACTTTTATTTATGGGACTGAGCTAGTGTTAATGCAAGCCAAATAATAAAAACAAGCTTATGAGGTATATCTGCTATGATTCAAATAGAAAATACACTATTTGTATTTGCCTGAATAGACGGAACTGTATATAGATATAATGGGGCTGATTTTATCCCAGTAATACAAATACCTAATTTTAATATATTATCCAATTCTATTGTTAGAAAACCAGCAGTTAGAAAATATAAAAATGGTATGATATTCTGTATTCCTAGAAATTGAATATATGTATTTAATAGAGTAAAGGAGTGAGAAAGTTTCAGTTTAAATAAATACTGACCTCTAAGTTGAGGTTGAGAAATAAAATCTACTCAATGAGATGTAAATGCTATCTATATAACAAATATAAACACGACTAATGATTTGTTTATTGTATGATATAGAAATAGTTTAGTTTCATGAGATTATATAGATAGAGTTAGTTTAACTAAAAGATATAGAATAGAAGAATTATCATCATGAAATACTTCTGTTGCTCCATATATGGAAACTGTTGTATATGAATTAAGAGATAAAAACTGAAAACCTAATAAAGTACAATGAGTCCAATGACTTTTTAAAGATGCTGATAATAGATTACAAGTAGAATATAGATTAAATAATACTTCTAATTATGCTGTATTATGAACAATTTGATTAACTTGAATAGATATTGATAAAATATTAAGAGGTATTTGAAAAAGAACTGATAAAATTCAATTTAGATTTAAAATGTGATGAAACTTTATAAGTTCAACAGATAACACAAAGCTTATTTCATTAAAAATATTCTAATGATAAAAAACCATTCACACTCTTGATTATGATTAGATTGAGAAAAAATAGATTATAATAATTTAAAGAATTTACCAGGAATAGATTCATGAGCTAATAGTAATTCTTGATATAAAGTAGTATGAGCTGCAACAGTTCCTTATGATATTTCAGTTACTTGAGTATGATTTAAACCAACTACAATTATAGTTAATGCTAATCCAGCGGTAAATTGACATGCTGTAATGAGTAACTGAAGTGCTACGGACTGAAGTACATGAAATTGTATATTTCAACATGATAATAGTGATACTATTTTTAGTGGTAATAGTTATTCTACAAATAAAATATTAAATTTAGAATGGCAAGATTCTTGAAATTACCCAGATATAGAAGCAGAATTAAAAAGTATGGATTCAGACTGATTTACATTAACGGTAACAAGAAACGATGAAGCTAATAACTTCAATTTTAATTATACTTGCGTTTAAGTGTAAAACATTATAATAATATTAATAATTAATAACTAGTAATTATGGCTAAAAAGACTTTTTGAGATATGTTTGCTAAAATAGTAAGGCAAACTTGATTATCTAATACATTTAATGACTCAGCAGAAGAAACTGAATCAATTAAAGAAGATATTAATGATATTCAAACACAAGTATTAACTATATCTAAAACTTATCTAAAAAAAGCAGGTATATTAATTTCTTGATGAACAGTTGCTACACAAGCTAATTATGTTATTCCTGATAATGTTGATAAAATATCAACTATTAAGATAACTTCATGATGAGTAGATTATTACCCTAACGAATTATCTATAATAGAGTTTCAAAGATTAAGTAATCAAAATGCTAATTCTGATATTCCAGTATATTGGACTATTGACAAAACAGAATTATTTATATATCCTACTCCTGAAACAGACTCTAATCCTATTGAGTTAAATGCTAATGAATATGCAACAGCATTAGTAACTGATCCAGCTGTTACAACTGACCAAACAACAGAATTAGAAATAAAGAAAGGGTTTGAGAATGTTATATATTACTATGCTTTAAACGAAGCTTACAATAGACTAGAGGATTTTGCGAGTGCTGATAGATATTTAATTAAGTTTGAAAAACTAGATGCTTCTTATAAAAAAGAGGTTAGAAATACAACGAATAATATTGTTGTATGATGAAAAGATGTTACAGCAGTTAATTCTGATTTTTATAATACATTAACTTATTAATTATGGCAGTAAATACTGGAAATCTTAAAAAAAGATTAAGTGATAGATTTAAAAAACTAAAATGAAGAGGACTATCTAAGGAAGAAGCTGAGGCAGATATTAGATGAGATTTAAAGGAACAATGAGCTTTTGAGAAATCAAAGGCTGCTTTATCGTGAGATATTAAAAAATCTATTGCTAATAGAGTCAAAAAACAAACACTATGACAATCAGAAGCTACTAGATTATGAAGAGATTTAACAGAATCTGAAAAAGCTGAGATAAAAGAAACAAAATTTGGTTTATCTGCTAAAAAGAAAGATACACCAGTTATTGAACCTATTGTAGAGCCAGTTGTTGAACCTACTGTTGAAGAGCCAATAATAACTAAAGAACAAAAAACTCTTAGAGAAAAAGTTGCTTGAAGAATAGCTTGAAAAAAGACAGAAGAACAAAAATTAACTGAGGCAAGAGAAGTATCTTGAAGATGAGAATTAGTTGATTTACAAACAGGTTTTAGAGAAGAAACTGCTGCAGTTCAAGAAGATTTAGCTAATATTAAAGCATGATTAGAAGCTGAATGAGGTGCTATTACTAATATAGCTGCTAGTAGAATAAGGGAAGCTAGATCAGCACCTTTAAGAGAGCAATTAGTTAGCCTTGTTAAATGACAAACTTTAACAGCTGCTAGTATAAAAGATATGGACACATCTATTGAGGCTATATTAAAAGCTAGAGAATTAGATAGACAAACTGAAGTAGCTAGCCTTACAGCTCAAATAGAATGAAGTACATTATCAAAGGAAGAAAAGAATAAATTAATTTGACAATTAGGTATACAATCTAAAAGAATGAAATTAGAAGAAGAAAATGAAGCCTTTAAACAAAAAGAACAAATTAAGGCTGATATTAAAAGACAAGATGAAGAAAGTATAGCTACTACATGACTAACTACAGAACAAAATTTAACTTACTGAAAGATATTAACTAATGCTGAATTAAAAGAAGATAGTGTGATCTGAAAATCAGTAGCTAGTTTAATTAAAGAATGAAAAACTGAAGCTGAAATAAATAAAATATTAGCTTTATCTACTGATGAAGAATGAAACTTTGTATCAGATACTCAATTTAACAGAAGAGAAAAAGGAAGAAAAGAATTTGAGGGTAAAGAATGAGTTAAAAATTTTAGAAATGCTGCTGTACAATTTGCTTGATTAAAAGATAATATAGATGATTTAACTTGAGCTGCAGATATAGCTGTATTATTTAGTTTTATGAAAACTCTTGATCCTACTTCAGTAGTTAGAGAAAGTGAATTTAATAGTATTGCAAATAGTGCTTGAGTTGGAGATAAGATTGATTTATGAAATATGTTACAATGGGTGAAAGAGTGAGCTAAATTATGAGATTTAGATTCAGGTCAAAGACAAGCTGTTAAAGCTGTAGCTCAAACATTATTTGAAAAACAACAAACTAATTATTTAACTTTAGCTAGAAATCAAATTAAACAAGCTCTTAGAGATTGAGTTGATCCAAGGAGTGTTGTATTAGATTTAGACGAACATCCTGAATTACAACCTTTTGTAACTGAATTAGATAGTGAAGATGAAATATGAATAGATAATATATTTGGCGGAAGTGAATCATCTACTTGAAAACAATTTAAACTAGATGAAAAATTCGGTTTTAATAAGGTAGAGCAACCTACCATATCAAAGACAATTCCTACAGAGTGATTTACAGAAAAAGTAAATATTGCTAGGACTTGAACTAATGTGGCTAAAGATACTAATAATCCTTGAAATATTACGGCTGATAGTATACCAGCATGAAATACAAAAGAAGAATATGGTAAAAAAATAGGTGCTACATGAACATATTTAAGTCCTAATGGAAGAGAATACTTTGTGTTTCCAAATATAGAATCATGAAGTTGAGCTTTACAATCTGATATTATGGCTAAAATAAGTGGTAGAAGTAGAAATATTAAACCTACTGACACATTAGCTAAATTCCAAAGAGTATATGTGTGAGAAATAAGTCCAAACTATTTAGCTGTATTAAAAAGAATAACTTGAGCTAATAGTAATACTCCTATAAAAAATATAGATGCTAAACTACTTACTCAGGCTGTAATGAAAGCAGAATGATTTAACTCTTAATATAAAAAATATGGCTTTAACTGAATTAGAACAAGAATTAGTACAAAGTATAAAAGAGCAAGGTTGAACTAGATCCGATGCTACTAGTATGCTTAATAAATTTAGGGCTAAACAAAAACAAGAGGCAGAGGTTTGATTTGAAACTATAACTCAAGAAGCTAGGAGATGACTTGAAGATAGGGTTACTCCAGCTCCTCAATTACCTGAGGAAGAAACTTCTTGACCTGGAATAATTCAAACAATAAAAGAAACTCCTTGAAATATTATCACTGATATTGCTGAATGAGGTTTTACATTATGAGAGGATATTACTAAAATACAGGCTTGAAGATTAGAAGATACAAAATGATTATTATGAGATTTCTTAAAAGCATGAGAATGAAGTTTAGAAAGGATTAAAGAGTTAAACGATGTTATTGATGCTACATGATGAACTACTTTTGATAAAGTAATATGAACATGATTAAATATATTTTGAGCTTGAGTAGATTTTACTTGAGATGTTATAGTAGCTTGATTGAAAACTTTAGCTCCTGAGTGATTAGAAAAAGCAACAGCAGAAACTATTGAAGATTTTAAACAAACTGATTTTTGAAAATGAGTAATAGATTTTATTAAAACATGATCTGATAAAGTAGAAGATTTTAAAAATTCTAGTCCTGAAGCAAAAAGATTAGTTTTATCAATAAAATCTGTATTACCTGTATGAGAAGTAGTTACATGATGAGTATGAGCTAAAATTGTGAAAGAAGCATGAGAAGAATTAATTGAAACATGAATAAAATTATGAAAAAAACAAAAAGAAAAAGTAACAACTAAATTAGAAGAAAGAAAAGAACTTAAAAAAGAGGCTTTAAAAGAAGAAAGAATAAGAACCACAGCTCAAATATTACAAGCATGAGATAGTGTATCTGATAGTACCCTAGAAACTATTTGAAATTTTATAACAAAATCTAAAAGTGTAAAAGATATTAAAGAGTCATTATCAAAATCAGCTAGAGAAATAATAACAAAAAGAAATGATATAATACAACAAGCTAATAAAAAAATATCTAATACATTATTACTTACAAAAAGTTTGGTTGATAAGGTGGATAACTTAAAAGCTGAATGATTAGTATCTCCTAGAGTTATTAAGAAATATGAAGAAAGGTTAAATATGGAAAAGAATTTCTTAAAAGAAAATAAAGACACTTTAGATTTAGTTTGAGTAGAATCAAGAAAAGAGAAATTAAATAAACTTACAGAAAGATTACAAAAGAAAAAAGATGCTTGAACTCTTACTGATTTAGAAAATGCAGAATTACAAGCTTTAGATTTAGTTAGAGATTGATATAAAGTAGAAATAGAAAATATAACTGATACTTTCTTTGCTTGAACTGATAATGTATGATCTGTTAAAAGTTTAAATAAACAATTCTGAGATTTACAAACATGAATTACTTTATTAAAGAAAGAGGCTAGTAAAATTAGAAAAAGTGAAGACCCAGCTTGATTTATAAGAGATAAACTAAGTAAATTACCTGTTATATGAGAATTTGTAAAAACACCTGGTGTTTCATCTGCTATTAAAAGAGAGGAATTATTAAAAGGTAAAACAAAGATTTTAGAAAAAACTAGATAATTATGATATATACAATTTGATTAATATTTGTACGGTTATTTTATTTATCACTAATGATAATATTACTACAGGTAATGTGGTATTATAAATATATAACATTATTATTACTTGTAATATTATATATACTTATATCTTTATTATAAATTATGCAAACACTACTACTATTGCTTGTCCTAATTGTCTTATCATTAGATTTTTATATTAAACATGAAAAACTAGTAAAAAAGATAATTAGGGATATACTAAAAAAGGTTAATTGAACCAAAAGCGAGTTCTCAATAAATAAAAAATGAGTTGGGGATAAAATAAAAGAAGAATTAAAAAAAGAAACAAATTTATTTTATAAAAAATAACTTATGGCTGATGCAATAAGAGATGACAACCGTGTTACAGTTTTAATGTGAGTTAGTTCTGTAGATTGAGTTACTCCAGTTCCTATTGAAGTAAATCCAGCTACATGAGCTATTCAAGCTGAGTCATAGACAAGTATAAATATTATTGTATAATATAAAAATATGAACAAATTTAAAGAAATTCCTTGATTTAATTGAAAATATCAAATAAATAATATTTGAGATATAAAAACTTTTAATTATAATAAAACCTGACAAGAAAGATTATTAAAGAGTAAAAAAGAAGCAAATTGATATATGAGAATATGATTATATATTCAATGAAAAAGAAAATTTTATAATATACATAGATTAATTTTATTAACTTTTATTTGACCAAGTAAATTACAAGTTAATCATAAGAATTGAGTTAGAGATGATAATAGATTAGAAAATTTAGAATATTGTACAATGAGTGAAAATATGAAGCATTCTTATAGGAAATTAGGTAGAAATGTGGTTAAATCAGCTCTATGAAAATTTTGAAAGAATAATCCTAGTAGTAAAAAAATAAATCAATTCAATAAAGATTGAAATTTTATAAAAAAATGGTCTTCTATAATAGAAGTCCAAACAGAATTACTTATAAATAAATCTAATATATGACAATGCTGTAAATGAAAATTAAAATCAGCGTGATGATATAAATGGAAATATGCAGAATCTTAATTAATAATAAAAAACTATGGCAAATGCTAAGAGAGATGATAATAATGTTACTACGGTTTTATGAGTTAGTAAAGATGACTCAAGTATAACAATACCAGTAAAAGTAAATCCTGTTACTTGAAGAGTGCTTATAGAAACTCCTTGATGAGGTGCTTGAGATGTAGTATGACCAGCTTCTGCAGTAGATGAAAATATTGCAGTTTTTGATGATGTAACAGGTAAATTAATAAAGGATTGAGGTAAAAAAATAAGTGATTTATCTTTAGTTGTTGATTGAGAACAAATTTACTATGTATGAAAAAATGGTAATGATAGTAATGATTGATTAACAACAGATAAAGCTTTTTTAACATTCTGAGCTGCAATAACAGCAGCTTCGGCACAAACACCAAGTGTAAGTAATAGATTTACATTATATTGTAATGATGCTTGACTTTATACAGAAAGTATAACAGTACCTGAATATATTACTATAAAAGCTACAAATGCAAGTGTAGATTGAAATATAACAGTTACAGATAATCAATCAGTAAGAATTTGTACTATTAATAAACTTATAAGAACTACTTGAACTTGATCGGTTTTTGTAGATGCTTGTAGAATAAAAACTCCTGATACAGAAACAGGTGTATTAAATTCTTCTGCTTGAATGCTTATTTTAAAATCAAGAATAGTTGATGCTCCTTTAAATTGAATTGGTATTAATAATACTTGAACTTGACATATACATTGCGAAATAAATCATTTATCTTTAGAATGAGATAATGCAATTTGAATACAATCAGATTGATGAGGTATTGTTGGTTCTATAGAGGTAATAATAGAAGATTGAACACCTACATCAACTACAGCCTTAAAAGTAGTTGATTGACATATAGATATAAATTCTAGTGATATAACTGCAGATACTGCTTATAATGTGGCTGCTAATAAAATATTAACATTAAGTGTATGAGACCTTACTTGAACTAAAACAGTTGCTGCTTGATGAGATGCTCAAATATCAGAAGCCTCTAAAAGTACAGATGATTTAGCCGCTACTTGATTAGTTAATTGAACTTGAGTAGTTACAATAAATGCTGATACAACTAAAATAAATATTACAGGTTGAGTTTCTTATACTCAGGGTACTAGAGATGTATATGCTTGATGAACTGCAATCACTCCTACAATAGCTGGTGGAGATAGTTCTACTTGGGTATGACTTAGTTCTGGTACTATAGTCTATAGTGCAACTGTTTTTACTACATTACAAACAAGAACAATATTGCCATTAGCTAGATTACAAGCAGTACAATGAGAAAGTTGACCTTGAAGTAATTTACAATCTCCTATTGATTTAAGATTTGTAATTTCAGAGTCTTGATATTTACAAAGAGATTATCAAGAAAAGGCTATATGAGTTTTATATCACACTTGAGGTACGTATTTAGAAAGTTCTACGGCTTTACAAGTAAACCAATCAGCTTGATTATTTTATGACCCACAAAGGAAACCATTAGATATAACATCTGATACAGATATATCAGCTAGTGCAGCATACCATATTTCTTGAAGTTGGGCTTTACAAACAGAAGCAACTTTAATCACTCCTTTATATTATGATAATTGAACAGATATAGTTACTCTATCGGTTAATAAATGGGCTTCACATACATTATTAAGAACTCAAAAAGAAGATGATAATTTTGTACTAGTCTATAGTCCTGCTGTTTATGATTCAGAAGCAGAAGCAGAAGCAGCTTGAATATATTATTGATTATTTATTTGACAAGCTTCTTGACTTACAGCAGTTGCTAGTATTATTATAAAAGGTAGTAGTACAAATATAGATAGTATAGTAGATAGAAGACCTTTTGTATGAGGAAACAATCCTTGAGTAGTTGGTACTGCTTCAAGACAGCAAGTTCGGGATAATTCATCTAATCCTGAAACAGTTACAGATTCAACTAGATGAGCTGAAACTTGGAAAAGAGGGAGTGCTGCTGATACAGATGATGTATTAGAAGTGTTAAATGGTTCAGATGTACAAACATTTGCAGTTACTTGAGAATGAAAAATAGACGCTACAGAACTTACTCTTGATACAGCATTAGCTATAGCTGAATGAGGTACTTGATCGACAAGTGCTTGAGATGCAAGAACAGCTTTAGATGTAGATCAAGCTTGAACTGATAATTCAACAGATGTAACATTAGCTTGAACTCCTAACTACATTACAATAGCTTGACAAGTAATTACAAGAGCTTTAATTAATTTAACTTCACATATTACTGGTATATTACCAATAGCTAACTGAGGAACTAATTCAAGCACAGAATCTTGAGCTAGAACTAATTTATGAGTAGCTATATGAAGTGATGTACAAGCTTATGATGCTGATAATGCTACTAATGATTCTACAACAACATTCACAAATAAAACATTTGATGCTAATGGTACTTGAAACTCTATTAGTAATATAGATGTAGCTGATTTAGCTGATTGAACAGATTGAGAACTTATAACTTGGGCTTCAGACTGAACATCAGATACAGTTGCAGTTTGAACAGTAGACCAAGTGTTAACAAGTAATTGAGTTTGAGAAGCACCTACTTTTCAAGATGCTGGTTGAGGATGAGGTATTAGTGAAATATTTGATGTTAAATTATCAGGTACTTATAATCTTACAACATCAGAATGAATTGTTACTTTTAATACAGAAAATATAGATACTTGAAGTAATTTTAATACAAGCACATATAAATATACAGCTCCTAGTGATTGAAATTATTTTTTCTATCTTAATTCAAGTACATTATGGTTTACTGCTTGAGATAATATTTATCTTAAATTATTTGTAAATAGTGTTAATGTAGCTACTATTCATAACTCAAACTCTTGAACAGAATTTGATGCTCAAATAAATAAAATACTTTCATTATCTAGTTGAGATACTGTTGATATTAGGGCGGTAAATAATACAGCTACTAGATGAGGAATATCTAGTTGAGATTTTACATCTTTTGGTTGATATAAACTTTAATATTCTCTAGCCCTAGAATAAAAACAATAACTTCAAAACTAGCTAGAAAGAACTTATCTTCTAGCTTTTTTTGACTTTTTTACCAAAACTATTAAACTGAAAATAATACTACTTTACTAATAATAAAACATGAGTAATAAATATGAATTATCTCTAAGAGACTGAAAAACAATTTGAGAATATTGAATATATATAGTAGCTTCTATTATATTAGCTAATACAACTTGATTAAATGAATTACTATGTGATTATTTAACTGCTGACACAGTTAGTTTATTAGTATCTATAATAGGTATTACTGCTAGGAAATTTATTAAAGATTATTCTAGTAATAAATAATCATGAATAATAATAACCATATAACAAGAGATGATTTTGATGATTTCACTGAAAAAGAAAGACAAGTCAGACACGATCAAAATAATAAAATACAGAAATATTTGTTAGCAGATGTAACTTGCCCTGAAGAGAAAGAGGTAGCATTAATTAAACAATCCCATAATTTTATGAAAGAAAAAGTAGAAAGTATTGAAACTTTATTAAAAGATTTTATAGAAAGTGTAGATCATAAATTTGCTACTAAAGATGAACATAAACTAAATCAAGATAAAATACAGAAGATAGATGAGCTAGTAGAAAAATTAAAAAACGATAATACAGATTTTAAAATAATGATTGCAAAATGGGGTTGAGTGTGAATGACTATATCAGTTATAGTTTGATTTATAATTAATAAAGTGTTTTAATATGAGAGATTTAATAAGTTATATACTTTTATTTATGGCGATAGCGAGCTTCTTCTTGTTACTTGATTTAAAGGAAAGAGTAAGTACACTAGAAGTAGTCCTTTTATATGACTACGAGATAGATAAATGACCCGATATATGTGCTACATGAAGTTTAATTAATAACTAAATATTATGCTTAAATTAATAAGAAAACCTGAAAAAAGAAAAGCTACTAGAGATAGTGTTAAGAGAAAGTTAGTTAGAAATAATACACCAAGAAAACTTGTAAGAAAAACTACTAAAAGAAAAGCTACTAGAAAATAATATAAAAATTATGGAATACTCAGCTATAGAGA